GAAGAAGAATCCCAAGCACTCTCAAGAGTGGTCATGGGAAGAAACCCCTGAAGTACTTAAAGCACTGGAGACACTCCATGAAAGTTCCAAACTGGCAGCATCATTCCAACAAGGAACAAAAAAGGCACTTAAAGCCCCAAATGCTCCGACAAGCAAAAGCAAAACGAAGACAGTTGATAAACCGTCTACAGAAGCGTCCTAACGGACGCTTTTCTAGTATAATAGGTATATCGGAAACAAAAACAGATGACAGTACAACACGAAATCAAATCACAACTAGCAAAGTTACTTGCCACTGAAGACCTTATAGTAGAGCATAAGCAAGTAGAAACTGCTGAGTTTAATGTAGGTACTCGTGTATTGACACTGCCATTATGGGATAAAGCAAGCAATACTGTATATGATATGTTGGTTGGTCATGAGGTAGGACACGCATTATTCACACCAGATAGAAATTGGTACACTGAAGTTCAGATTCCACCATCATTTGTAAATATCGTAGAAGATGTTAGAATAGAGAAGTTAATGAAACGCAAGTATGCAGGTCTTGCAAAATCTTTCTACCACGGTTATGAGGAACTAAATGATGATGATTTCTTTAACATTGATGATGAAAATCTCGATTCTCTTATTCTTGCTGATAGGATTAATCTACATTTCAAGATTGGTAACTTCGTTGATATACCTTTTTCGGATACTGAGAAGGAGATTGTCAGTTTAGTAGATTCTTGTCAGACTTTTGATGATGTTCTTAATGCATCTAAAGTTCTTTATGATTACTGCACAAAGGCAAATCAAGAAGCAAAGGAGCAAGTATCTCAAGATTCAGAAGATGGAGAAGAGGATCCAGACTTTGAACCACAACCACAGAGTGGTCAAGACTCCGAAGATTCTGATGAGAACAATGATGGAGAAGAATATAAAGATTCAAATCAACCAGTAAGTAAAGGTAAACCAGAAGAGTCAGATACAGACCAACTACCACAAAAGCAGCCAGGCAAGAAGAATAGTAACTTAGATCTTAAGACTGTAGAGGCATTGGAAGATGCACTTAAGGATCTTACTAATACTAATCAGACTCGTGAGACTGCTTATTTTGAGTTACCTAAAATGAGATTAGATAGGGTGATTGTTCCTAATGCGGAGATACATGAAACTTGCAGATTAGAGTGGTCAGAAAATTCTGAAGCATATAAAGAAAGATTGGAAAGGTATGGTCTAGATTCAAGTTACCTTCAAACAAACAGATTTGAGTATGCAGATCAAGAGTATGTTAAATTTAAACGCAATGCACAAAAGGAAGTCAACTATCTTGTCAAAGAATTTGAGTGTAGGAAATCAGCTTCGGCGTATGCTCGTGCTGCTACTAGTCGCACTGGGGTTCTCGATACAGCGAAGCTTCATACTTACAGATATAACGAGGATCTTTTTAAGAAGGTAACAGTACTTCCTGATGGTAAGAATCATGGTCTAGTATTCATTCTTGATTGGTCTGGATCAATGGCTCCTGTATTGCTTGATACTCTGAAGCAATTGTATAACTTATTATGGTTCTGTAAGAAGACTAATATTCCATTTGAGGTTTATGCATTTACTAATTGCTATCCTCTTCAGACTTATCATTCTGATGGAACACCAGCAATAGCAAGAATGCCAGCATATGAGGCAAAGGAAGGTGTTGCTTATGTTGAAGATCATTTCTCTTTAATGAACTTCTTTACTAGTAAAGTAAGAGGTAAGGAACTTGAAGAGCAAATGAAAAACATATTTCGTATTGCAATTGCTCATGAAGATCGTTACCACTGTCAGTATTTTTGTCCAAACGGATTGAATCTTTCTGGAACTCCATTGAATGAGACTATGATTGCCCTTCACGAAATACTTCCAAAATTCAAGGAAGAGAATAAGGTTGAGAAAGTTCAGTGTGTTATTCTTACCGATGGTGAAGGTTCTCCATTGAGATTTCATAAGAATGTTCAACGTCGTTGGGAAGATAGTCCATTCTTAGGTACTGCTGCTGTTAATTATGGTACTTTCCTAAGATGTCGTAAGACTGGACGTACTTATGTGTTTAGTGGTGAATGGTACGCACAAACTGATGTATATCTTCAAAATCTTAGAGATAAGTTTTCTGATGTTAATTTCATTGGTATTCGTGTTGTTTCCCAGAGAGAAGGTGGAGCATTCATAAGAAGATTTACAGGATCTTATGGTGAAACTTATGAGAAAATGATAAGGGATTGGAAGAAGAATAAGTCTTGTTCCATTAAGAATTCTGGTTATCATACTTACTTTGGATTGTCATCATCTGCTTTAGATAATGATGCAGAATTTGAAGTTAAGGAAGATGCTACTAAAGCACAGATCAGATCTGCCTTTAAGAAGTCTCTTAATAATAAGAAGATGAACAAGAAAATTCTTGGTGAGTTTATAGAACTTGTTGCTTAATAAATAGGGCTAGATTTTGGAGTATTCTTATGAGTAGATTTGGTGATTTAATTCATGTTGATATTGATGACGTACCAGTTTCTAAACAAACATCATCAATATCAGTAGAGGAGGTATTAGTTTCTACAGAAACTCCTAATTTATCTAAGATGACTAAGAAACAACTGGAAGAATATGGTAGAACTGTAGGTATAGAATTGGATAGGAGATATTCTAAAAAGAAATTAGTAGAACAACTTAATGCCCATTTGGGATCTAACTAATGCCAAAAACATATCACATCTACTTAAATGACAAGTGTTTATTTAAGAATTTGGATGATGAGGAGTTTAGGGTAATTTGGGGAAGACTCTACCATTCTTATTGGGATGGTCTTACATATTCTGAATGTGAGGAGAAGATATACGATTTGGAGCCCAGTTATTAAAGTGTACACTAGGGGTCATCTGACCCCTTTTTTATTGTTATAATAGGTTCATAAATAAGACACCTAACATTATTATGGCTTTCGAACTTAAAATGACTGAACAACAAGCAATTGATGGATTGAGAAGTACATATGGTAATGAATTTAATGCTGCCTCAGTTCGTGCTTTTTGTGCTGCTAATGACATTGGTTATGGGACAGTAAGCAAAAAGATACAGAAGTATAAGGTTAGTAAGGGTAAGTGGAATCTTGAAGTTACTACTAAGGCAGTTGAGAACATTGAGAAGTCATTCAGTGCTCCAGCAGTAGAATCAATTGTAGAGAGAGATTTAGTTCCTGCTAAGGATGATACTTTCGTTAAGTTTGGGCCATTTGCTGATCTGAAGAAGATTATTCAATCAAAGCAATTCTATCCTACATTCATTACTGGACTTTCTGGAAATGGTAAAACCTTTAGTGTAGAGCAAGCATGTGCTCAATTGGGTAGAGAATTAATTCGTGTAAACATTACTATTGAAACCGATGAAGATGATCTTATTGGCGGTTTCCGTCTTGTTAATGGTGCAACCGTATGGCACAATGGCCCAGTCATTGAAGCACTCGAACGAGGAGCTGTCTTGCTCCTTGACGAGATCGACCTTGCATCCAACAAGATTCTCTGTCTTCAGAGCATACTTGAGGGAACTGGCGTTTTCCTTAAAAAAATTGGAAAATTCGTTAGACCCCAACGAGGATTCAATGTCATCGCAACCGCAAATACTAAGGGTAAGGGTTCAGACGACGGACGATTCATTGGAACTAACGTGCTCAATGAAGCCTTCCTTGAACGATTCCCAGTTACCTTTGAACAAGACTATCCCTCACCAGCAATAGAATCTAAAATCTTAGGTGGAGTTGCTGCCAAGTTGGGTGTTACTGATACTGATTTCTGTAAGAGATTGGTTGACTGGGGTGATATCATCCGTAAAACATTCTATGATGGTGGTATCGAAGAGATCATCAGTACTCGTAGATTAGTTCACATAGTTCGTGCATTCTCTATCTTTAATGATAAGGCGAAAGCAATTAAGGTCTGTGTAAATAGATTTGATGATGAGACTAAGCAAGCATTCCTTGAACTTTATGATAAGGTAGATGCTGATTTTAACTTAAATACTGGAGACAATGATGAATCTGTGGAAAGAGTATAAGGATGTATTGCATGAAACTATTCCACTCCATAATGGAGTGGATAGTTGTTGGGCTAATTGGGAAAGTAAAGGAACACATCTTTTAGCAAGAACCTATACAAATCAATATATAATAAAAGCACGAGAAGTGGAGATCTGGAATGAAACAACTTGCATTTACAACAACATCCTCTATCCTAAAACTGGAAGTAACCTTCCCTGTTTTGGTATGGATCTTATGGGATTTAACGAAAACAGGGTCATCATAGTATTTGATTTTCAACATCCTGTAGAAAACTTTTTGTTTAGTGTAGAAGGATTACCTAAACAAGAAGGGAACATAAGATTTTTTGAACCAGGAAATCATTTTTCAGAAAACATATATGTTATTAAATGTAATATGTCGGAAGTGAATGATCATTTAGATATGTTTAAGACATACTTGACTAAGTACAAAAATATGTTAGAATATGAGAAACCCACTGGTAATGATACTAGTGTTTATATAGACTTTGATGCTTATATGACTAAACTTGATCCTGTAGGAGGATATCTTACTGGTAAGTTTGGTAAAGAAAAAGCAGAGAGCCTTGTTAACGATTTCTTATTTGAATATGGCTAAAGAAAAAGATCCCCTTACTGGATCATGGGTAGAAATAGATTCTTATGTTGGATCGGGTAATACTGCTACGGAACCAGCTCATTCTCCCTATTATTATGATTACACTCGTAATGATCCTTTAGCAGAAAACCCATTCACCAATGCATTTGATTATCTTATGGCAGAATCAGTAACAGGAAAAACACCTTGGATTTATG